TAAGATTGAACGCAGCTTGCGATTTAATCGGCCTGATGATGCCCATCTTTCAAGAAGTATTTCAACAAAATACACGACTTTTACCACATCTTGTTGGGTAAAAAGAAGCAGTTTGGGGACTTGGCAGTACATATGGGCGCAACATGACGGTAGTGCTTACCGTGGACTTGCCTTTGGTGACAGCAACGACAAGCTTTCTCTTTACAAAGGCAGCCACGTTTACACAGATAGTGTATTTAGAGACGTTTCAGCTTGGTATCACATCGTATTAAAATGCAGCAACGGCACTGCAACTCTTTACGTCAACAATACGCAAGTTTCTACAACAACAGAGTTTTTTATTGGGGGCGGCAGTGCTCGTATCGGAGATTTTATAACTGGCGGCAATGAGTTTGATGGCTATATGGCAGAGTTTCACGGCGTTTTAGGGACTGCTCATAATCCAACTGATTTCGCCGAATATGACGATAATAATAATTGGAAACCAAAGAAATTTGAAGGCAGCCATGGGAGCGATGGTTTCTATCTAAAACTTGCGGACAACACAAGTACAACAACGATTGCAGAAGATAGCAGCGGAAACAACAACGACTGGACCGCTAACAATATCAGCGTTACAGCAGGATCTGGCAATGACAGTCTGTTTGATTCACCAGTGAACGGATCGCAGTCAGACACTGGTGCGGGTGGAGAAGTTAGCGGGAACTACTGCACGTTGAACCCGTTAGATAACGAGTCTCATACACTATCAAATGGAAATTTAGACATTACTAATTTTGGCACAACACGTCAAACTCATTCTACGATCTTGCCCAGTTCAGGGAAGTGGTACGCAGAGTTTACCTGCAATGCAGCGATGAATGACGTTCAAATTGGTGTTGCAAACAATAAGGGCACTAGCCATTTAGGCGCTGATTCAAATTCTTGGGGCGTTATTTCGATTAACGGAAACAGAATTCACGGTGGCGGAAGTAATCAATCTTCTTATGGTTCAAGTTATACCACTAATGACACAATTATGGTCGCATTAGACCTCGATAATGGTAAATGGTATGCGGGCAAGAATGGAACTTGGTTTAACTCAGGCAATCCAGCAAATGGAACAAACCCGGCCCATACCGGCTTAAGCGGCAATATTGGATTCGCTGTGGGCTCAAACAACACTGGCGGCGATATTTCTTGCAATTTCGGCCAGCGTGCATTTGCGTATAGCGCCCCAAGCGGTTTTTCTCCGCTATGTACCACGCTGCTCCCGACCCCGACGATTGCCGATGGTTCGACAGCTATGTCTGCAACCTTGTGGACCGGCAACGGCAGCACGCAGACGATCTCAGGCTTGAATCATTCTCCTGACTTTATCTGGCACAAGACTCGTTCAATCTCAGGAGGTTCTCAGCTTTATGACAGTGTGCGTGGAACGTCTAAAAGGCTTCGTTCTGATAGCACTGATGCTGAAAGCACATTGAACGGAGTAACCGCGTTCAATTCTGACGGCTGGACGATGACCGGGGGGAATAACAATGCCGTATCGTATGTAAGTTGGACCTGGGACGCTGGATCATCAACGGCCAGCAACACTGACGGCAGCATTACTTCGCAGGTAAGAGCCTCTCAATCCAGTGGATTTTCCATCGTTGAGTACACCGGAAACGCAACGAATAGTACCGTAGGGCACGGTCTAAATGCGGCTCCAAAATTGATAATTATTAAGTGCCGTGAAGTTAGTTCTGGTTGGGCTGTTTATCACGACGCAATTGGAACAGCCACTAACAATTATATCGAGCTTCAATCAACGAATGGGGCCGCCCAAGACAACACCGCATTTCAAAACACTGCTCCAACTAGCAGCGTATTCAGTATTGGCACAAAAGCAGCAGTAAATAACGATGAAGACAGTCACATCGCTCTTTGCTTTGCCTCTGTCGAAGGCTATAGCGCGTTTGGTTCGTTCGATTCTAATAATTCCACAGACAACGCGTTCGTTTACTTAGGATTCCGCCCGCGTTGGGTACTTTGGAAAAGAAGCAGTTCTTCCGGCGGCTGGTTTATTTACGACGCTAAAAGGGACCCTATTAACCCTGTAGATTCCTACCTTCCAGTAGATACTGCCGGTCAGGAAGACGTAGCATCTCCAGCTCCTTTGGATTTTTTATCTAATGGATTTAAGGTTAGAAACACTTTAGGCGGAACAGAAACATTTATCTACGCCGCATTCGCTGAGCATCCCCTGTCCCTAAACGGCGGTCTCGCCCGGTAATCTTTAACCATCGCTAACACGGTCATGTTCACTGTCAGCGGCCAGACAATTAAATACGATCGCCCCTGGACCCATCCGGACACAGGTGAGCAGTATCCAGCCAACTGGCTGCGTCTGACAAGCGCAGCTGAAAAGCAAGCTGTCGGTCTGGTTGAAGTCACCATCCCAGCCGCTGAGGTTTATGACCAACGTTTCTATTGGTCGGCGTCGAATCCTAAGCAGCTCAATGATGAGGCTGCTGTTGATAAGGATGGCAATGAGCTTGGCTTCACGCAGACAGGCTTGAAGACGTTGTGGAAGGCAAAACAAGACGAGACTGCTGCAAGCCTTTTGGCTCCATCTGATTGGCGCGTTATCAAGGCTAAGGAGACCAGCACTAACATTCCGTCAGCTTGGAAAACATATCGCGCTGCCATTCGTACAGCCTGCAACACGCGCCAAGGCGAGATTGACGCTTGCTCTGATGTTGCAGCGTTGAAAGAGTTGCTATACGGGGCAGCACAGGTTGAGCAAGATGGGGAGATGGTTGCCAACCCCAATCTGGCTACCGCTTGGCCTGACCCTATTGATTGATGCAAAGACCTGACCCGATGATCACCGCCAGCTATGGCGCGACTGATATTGCTTGCCAAAAATCAAGAACGCTGTGGCTTGAGGAATTGTTTTGGCTCGATGGCCGGGACATGATTTCGCATCCAATGCACGGTCTTTTCACTGGCCTAGCTGCCAAGTATCAGAACTTGGATTCAACTGACGGCTACTGATGGCGAAGTCACTTAACGGGCAAAATTTTGTCCCTAGCAAGCCAAAAAAGACACGTCAGGGGAATGGATCACATTCAAAACCGTCCCATGGACGCAAGGTTTATCGTGGCCAAGGAAAACGATAGACCTCTTTCCCATGCTCAAAATTCTTCTTGCGAGTGGTGTCGCCGCTTCAACAGTTGCGCTGGCATCTCCTGCCCATTCCGCGCCTGTCTATTTCAACCCTGAGGCAAACGTCGGCGGCAACCTTGACACTGGTGTCGGCGGAATGGACATCGATCTGCACTTGGGCATCGAGTCCGGTGGCGCTTATGCCCAGATCGGCCCCATGGTGAAAGTGCCTGACACTGGTGAAGTGGACTACGGCATCAGCGGCAAGGCTGGCTACGGCTTTGGCCCTGGCTACACCGAACTGTCTTTCGTTTCTTATGACGATGACACTTCTATCAATCTGAAGGTTGGTGGCAAATTCCAACTGTGAGCTATAACTAACTCAGGTTTCTCACACAGACCGACATCAGGCTCCCGCAAGGGGGCCTTTTGTTTTATCTGCAATCACCATGCAAAAAGTTTTCAATCTGCTTGGCACCGTGGGGTTCATCGTTGCGACTGGAACGTTGGCCGTTGGCACTGTCGGTTACATGCGGCTGCCATCCTTGGCTAACAAGTACATCAGCGAGCTGAAGCTAGAGCTGACAGAAACGCTGACCAACATGCTGCCCGGTCAGGTTGATCAGGCCATGCCAGAGTTGCCGACTACCACCGGCCCGGCTGTGCCGTTCAAACTTCCATGAGCGATCAGGTCAACTCACCAGCGCATTACACCAAAGGCCGCGTTGAGGCCATCGATGTCATTGAGGATGTGGTGGCTGGCGCGCCTGATGCCGTAACTGGCTATTTGGTGGGCCAAGCGCTCAAGTATCTGTTGAGGGCATGGCACAAAGGCAACACCATGCAAGACCTGCAAAAAGCCACTTGGTATCTGAACCGCGCGATCGACAGGTTCAATCCTTAGGTGATCATCTTGGTGCCAGCTACGGGATCCTCTGGGTCGTGTGCTTCCGGCCCAAATCCTTCGCGCTGAACTTTCGCCATGTCCAGTTCTGGCGTGGGTGTCTCAGCTTTCTGCTCAAACGAGGCAAGCCAATCTCTAATGGCTGCGCCCGTGGGAGTTGATTTGGGCCACCGAATGAAAGCCAAAAGCTGCTTAGTGTCGGTGAAGGACTTGGAGGTAAAACCGCTTTTGCAGATGTAAACCACTGGGGGGCCTTCCCTCATGTGGGTGCGTTCGATAAACAATGATCCAGCGGTAAACCGTTCACCTGACTTCATGCCGGAGATTCCTGAGATAGGTGTGCCTGCGATCTCGGTGCCAGAGATCCCTTCATGGCAATCAATGCCGCCTCAGAGTATTCCAAAAGAACCGCCAATCACATTGTTGCTTGGCTGGCCGATCGCTGACGTGCCTGGATGCGTTGAAAGCCGCAGCGCACAACCAGGCAACCCTGATGCTTATGACACGGACCCAAAGGGCAACTTTGTTGTCTGTGATGGAACGATGCCATCGTTTCCGGCCATGGACTACACGCCAGGGACTTTGACGTATGGCCCAGCAAAACCGCCACCGTTAGATCTGGACTCAGAAAAAAGGTCGGATGTGTCAAGTCCGACCCCAGCTCCTCAACCCACAACGCCGGGCGGCGTACCCGACACCTCAAGGTTGCCCAAAGATCCGCCGTGTCCACCCTTTGGGGCCAAGCCTCTAGGTTCTCTCAATGCCCTCTCCACAAAAGTTCTTGCTGGCTATGAGCTGCGAGACGGGAAGTGCGTGAAGATTTGGGATCCTGTGCCGATTGGACAGGTGATTCAGAACTATGTCCCACCAGCGGGGCCAACTGTGTCCGTCGCCTTGACAGCGGCTTTCGCGACTACAGCGGCCATATTCGCCAAGCCAATCGCGTCAGTGCTGCAAAAGCTGGCGAAGCCTCTAACAAAGAAGGTGGTCAAAAAGATCAATCAGAGGCTCGGCCGTAAGGAGAAACTGGAATCCTTACAGCAGCGGCGGGTGATCCAGCGTCACCGGAATCAAGCCATTCGCGATCTGAGACGGGCTTTGGGGAAATGATTTTATGTGTGTGGGGCGGCAAGACTCCAGGTGGATTGGTCAGCGATACGTCTGCACAGATTTGAGCGTAAACACCGCGCACAACAATCCCGTCTTTCAAGAGATCTGCGCAATTTTTGATCCTCTTGATTTCGTAGACCATTCTCGACTCAGCAATCTTTGCATCGAGCAACGCCACTTGCTTCTCTGCTGCTGCCCGGCAGGTGCGAACGTGACTTCTATCTAGCGGGATGCTTATGGTCGCCGTGATGCCACCGTTGATTGAAAAGTTGTCCTTCTGACCTGTGCGAATTGGCTTGTAAAAGCTCACGCGACCTGGAAAGTCTGGCTGGCCATCGGGTTGCGGGTTTCCCTCGGGATCGAAGGCACCTGTCAGGTCTGTGGTGTCATAGACAGGCTCTTGATAGTACGGCTCATAAGGTGCCGCCCAGCTTGTAGTTGTACTGAGAAAAGGGTTGATGTTCAGGGTTGCACCCTGGCAGCTGATTCCGCCGCCGTATGTATTAGTGAACTGCCTGGACGGCACGACCTGCACAGCCTGATTCGTGACTGACCCACTGCTGTTTGCCACAGGTGCTGCAGTGCTGCTTGTCTGCGCTTGTGCAGGGGCAGCAATTAGCAAAAGGGCTGCAATGACTCGCTTCATTGGGTGAAGGTGCTCAGAGTCTCCGTTGTCGATTCAATGTCAGTCTCGCGGTTGATGATCGTATGGTTCACAAGCCCTGGGCCTTGAAGTGTTTCTACGAACTGAAAACTTGCGCCTTCGTTGACGATGCTCCAAGACGGCTTTGAGGAAGGATCAAGGCCGCGCCAAACACTTGTCACGCCGTTCATTGTGTTGGTCGTTGTTTCAATGCCCATAGGCGCAACACTGCCGCTTGGTTTTACATTAGAGCCAGAAACACTTAGTTCATATCCCGTGCGATATTGATACGAGTTGATGACTTCATTTACCTTTGTTTTCGTAGTAGTTGTTGACTTTAATGTACCCTGCTGAAAGTTAGGAACTACAGGCAAAGCTTTTGCTGCAGGCGCTAACAATAAAAGCAAAAGTAATAGCATTATTCAATAGTTAATGACGTAGTGAGCTGTCCTATCGCAAGCGTATTTGCTCCGCCAGCCGTAATCGTCATGGTGCCGTCTGAGGCGATTGTGCCTGCCAAGTCACCAGCAGTTCCAGAGGCGGTGGAAACAATGCTGCCGAAATTAGGCGCAGCGCCAACAGATACTGCTGAGGTCGGGACTGCGTCAGCTTGGGTATAAGACTGGCTGAAAGAGAACGCCTCGCCGGGGGTGTCCTGCGTGACTGCGATTGTGCCTGGTGAATACACACCGCTGGTGATTGTGCCAGCTGAAATGGTGTTAGCTGTAGTGCCGTCAGTGGTATCCACCCCGCTCCCACTAATCGTGAACGAGGAACCCAACCGTTCTGCAGTGGTCACAGCGCCACCAACTTGCAGACTGATGCTGCTTTGAATCTTGTGGGTCAGGTCAGCACGAGCAGGCAAAGCGGCTGCCAATGTGATGCCCAATACCAAAAGTGAGCGGATCATTTGATGCCAGCTTTGGAATCTTTGTTCTCAACGATAACGCTCTTCTCCTCTTTCTTCTTCTGGCCGTTACGGCCTACCGATAACCCATAGCTAGCCGCAGTTGAACTCAGCAAACTTGCGCTGAAAGTCACGTCAATCGATTGCTTAAAGATGCCTAGATAGTTGGCGGTGATGACGCCCATTGCCCAGACCATAATCGTCAGGCGTACAAAGTCGCCAAGCCATCCATTGCCGTGGTCCTCCTGCTCCTCCGACTTCGTCTCCTTTGTTTCTGCCATGATGGTTTGACGCTAGGGGTCGAATGGTGGTTGAGGTTTGGGCTGCTGTGGCTGGGGCGTCTGTCGGTGTCGCGTCCGCTGGGCTGACCGGCATGAACCGTCAAAGCCAGCAGGGCCGTGACTCGTTGATACGTTTGACCACCGCCGTCGATAACTTAGCCAGTCGGCTTGATGTTCTCCACGCAGACATCAGGACTCGCGATCAAGAGATCTTTGCTCGACTAGCCAATCTGGAGCAGTCAGTGGCACGACTGGAAGGCCATAGCAATCGGAACTAGGGTATTGATGCAGTTCAAAGCGCAATTATGCTGCTACTGATCCGCCCAATTTTGTTCCGGTTCATGCAATCGGAAGGTGTCAAAAAGCTGGTGATTGATCTTTTGGAGGCGTATTGCTCCTCAACTGACAACACGATCGATGACCAAGTGGTGGCCTTCGTCCGGAAGAATATGTATCCGACCACTCGTGTGGAGCAGTGAAGCTGTCCGCATTTTCCGCAACTGGCTGGTTCGTTGCCGGAGGCGCGGTCATGCTTTTGCTCTGCACCACAATGGTCGTCTTCATCGCTGGATACAGCTCTGGCGCAGCCACTTGCGAGCAAGCAAAATCAGGTCAGCTTTAGCGGTGACCGGCGTGTTAAGTCTGCTGCCGTTTTTTGAATGGTATAAACCAGACGTGCCGCACCGCATGGCTGCCATTAAGCAGCTGGAGGAAGCTATGCCCGAGCATTTGCTCAGTGAAGATGCTGAGTGGTTTCAGGCGTGGAAGGCCAGCGGCATCGACCAGGAGGTGTACTTGCCTCGATATTTCAGACAGCTTGACCTGCCCGGCGGCGCGAGAAAATGCTTCACAAGCGCGGCCAGCATGGTTGCATCTTTCTATAAGCGCGTGAACACGCAGGAGCAGTATGAGGCTGTACTCAGACCTTTTGGTGACACAACCTCTGTTTACGCTCACGTTAAAGCCTTGAGCAGCTTGGGCCTTCAGGTTCGCTTTGTAGACAATGCAGATGCAGAGGACGTGATGGAGGCCATTGACGCTGGCAATCCTGTGATGGTCGGCTGGTATCACCGAGGCAACATGCTGCGCGGTGAGCCGGCTATGTGCGGCAGCGAAACGGAAATTTGTGGCCACTGGTCTGTTCTCCACGGCTATCAATCGCGATACAGCAACGACCCGAGCTGGCTTATGTCGGACCCTTTAGGTTTGCCAGATATTGAGAGGGGCACTCACAACCCTGCACTTTCTGGCTATCGCGTCAGCGTGCGCCAGGCTGCATTCCATCAACGTTGGCAAGTCAATGGCCCCAGGAGCGGCTGGGCCATTTTTGTCGAGGCACAATAGGTTGCACTTAAAAGCAGCGAATGACGGTTCTGTGTGACTGGGAGATCAAGGCTCGGTGTCAAAAAAGCCAGATGGTCGTCCCGTTTGACGCAGAGTTGCTAAACCCAGCCAGCCTTGACTTGCGCCTGGGTCTCTACCTGATGGTTGAGAACATCTGTGACCCTGAGCTGCTGCGGATTGACATCTCAGACAGAACAGAGGATGACCCGTTCATGCTTCAGCCCGGCGAGTTTTGCTTGGCTGAGACACTTGAGTTGTTCAACCTGCCTGACGACATCTGCAGCACTTTTCTACTCAAAAGCTCACGCGCAAGAGAAGGCTACGGTCACATGCTTGCTGGTTTTGCAGATCCAGGCTGGCACGGATCGCGCCTCACCCTTGAGCTGAAAAACGAGCGGCTGCATCACCCGCTGCCTCTGTACCCAGGCTTGAAAATTGGGCAGATGGTGTTTCACAGAATGACCCCACCGCTGCGCAGCTATCGCGAGACAGGTCATTACAACAACCACTTGACAGTCATGCCTTCCGTGGCATGACTTGACAAGAATCTTCAAGGCTATGGGCTGGGCCGATTGGATGATCGTCGAGCAAAGCCTTGAGGAAGAGCTTGAGGTTGAACGCAGCGTCAGAGAGGTCAACAACTGCACCGACGAGGAGGCGTTGAAGATGCTTTGTTCAGCCTTGGTCCGCCAGTCTTGGCACCAACAAAAACTCTTGGCGCAAGCGTGTACCAGAATCGGTGAACTTGACGCCAAGCTGGCCTGCTGGGATTAGCCGTGCTTTCCAGTGATCCTTGACCTGTAGAGCCTGACGGCGGCTTCATAGTGAAAGTTGGCCTGCCAGTCATATTTGAAATAACGAGCCATCCCGCCGTGGCTCACCTCCCAAAGCAGCATCCCGTCCTTGGTGACCTGCTTAATGGTTGGCTTCATAAAAAAGGAGCGCGGGGGCGCTCCTAGTTTCTCGTTCTGCACAAGCTTAAAAGTCAGCGGTTGAGCTGTCAGCTGGGCGGGGCTTGGCATCACTAAGAGCCATCAGCAGATAATCATTGCCGGCTTTGCTTTGACGCGGCATCAGGTTGGCGCGCAGCTTGACGCATTCCTCGCCTTTTTGGTTTTCGCAGCGGTCTGCGGTCTTGACCCATTCCACAAGCTTGCGCAGCTCATCCACAGGCACTTCCATTGCGGCCCAGTAGTGACCGTCTTTCTTTTGGTCTTTGTTGAAGTTGCCCCAGATGTTGAAGGCGTCGGGTGCGAAGTCAGGCATCAGTTGAAGAATTTAGAGATGATGGTTTGCAGCGCAGAGTTGATCACGCCGTGATGGCGTTGCTCTGCGTAGTGCTGCAGCTGGGCAGACAGTTGCTTGTCAAGGCGCACCTGAAAGTGGCCAGATCGACGTTTTTCGTCTGCCTTGGCTTGCTGTTCGCGTTTCTTGTCGTCCTCAGGCATTTTCCTGAATCCAAACCTGATGTTTGCGGCTGGTGATTGCAGGAGCGACCTTAGCGTTGTCGCCTAGCTTGAACGCAAAACGGAACGACTTGCAGAAGTCTTCACGCTTACCTGGGCTCATCTCGCCGATAAGACCCACAAGCATGTTGCGCTCTTCTGTTGTCAACGGCTGATCCTCTTTGGCAACACCTTCAATAGCTGGCGTTGCCTTGGCTTTCTTTTCCTCGCGGTGTGGGTTTTCAACCTCTTCCCGCGCCCAAAGCTGCCAACCAAGACCGAACTGTGCAGCAGCTGCTGTGCAAAGACAGCGACGGTGGCTATCAGTTAAATCGCGTGCGCTGACCTTGTCAAAAGGAATCGCGTTGTTGCGATTGTCCATGATGGCCTGGGGAAAGTCAGGCGTTCTTTGACCGTCTGGGCCGCTGAAATATCCAACGACGTAGGCAGTTCCGTTAGGTGCTTGCCAGACGTGGCTGCTGTCAACGTAGTGGGCAAGGTGAAACTGCCAGCCCGGAGCCTTGTCTAAAAGCAGCTTTGAGACACGGCACCAGTTGATGTAATTTGCCTTGTAGCTGCCTGTTCCTTTCTGGCTGACATCATCAGTTGTGATGACTTTTGCGAGATTAGGAAAGAGCTGTGACGGTGATGATGGCACCGAGGAAGTCATCTGTTTGATACCTTTTGGTTGCGTAGATGGAAACGATCTGCGAATCGTTATGAAGCAAAACACGAGCTACAGCGTCACCGATTGAGTCGGCAACGCCGCGCACGGCTTTGTCCAGATCGGGAGTTTTCGTGTAATGAACTGGCGCAGAATCTTTTAGCTTACCGGCGTTTTTACCTGTG